AAGCCAATCAAATATTGCAACGCACTAATATGGCTAACGCAGCTGTGATTGCCCGTGGCTTTGCTGGAGGTGTGCAGGCCTTTGAGGGATCTGCTGGTTTGATACAAGCAGTCAATAATACTCGCGGCGGAAAAGAGTTTGCGTTTGCTTTAGCAGGCGCAGACAGTCAGCGCCGTAATGGATTAATTCAAGCCAGCCTATATGAGTCAGCCGGATCTACAGCAGAGCGCACAGGATACTTTGATGCAGCCGCTAAGATTGGTATGGCAGCAGTCAGTTATGGAACGCTAGGGGGCGCGCCTAGAGCAGAGAGAGCTGGCGGTGCCGCAGACATCATAGACAAAAGCTCTAATTGGTCTCCACCATTAGTATAAAGGTTAAATATGGCACTTCCACTCTACCAGCCCACAGGTTATTTACCAGCAGATATTCCACGCTTAGATCGTGCTGACGTAAAAGAAACTCAAGCGCAGCTTAGTACAATTACATCTGCGCTAGATCGCGTATCCCAGTTTGCTTTTAAGAAGGCTGAGGAGCAAGCTGAAATAGAAGGCCTGCGCTTTGGCGCAGAGAACCAACCAAGCGCAGAGCAGGTTATGGCTGCTATGGAAGGCGGCAGAAGTCCACAGGAATTATTTGCAGAGCCTGGCACTACATTCGGCAATGCAGCTCGCAAGATACAGGCTGGCCAACTACGCAGCGAATTAGAAGTAAAAGCACGTAGTGAGTTCTCACGCCTTAGCGGCATGGTAGATGCTGGCTCGTTTAATTTAAAAGATGTACAGACTCAGATTAAAGCGATTACCGATGGATACGGCAGAGCTATATCCAGCATCTCACCAGAAGAAGGTCTAAAGTTTAGGGCATCCGCTGGTAGCGCTGGAGCTCCTGTATACGCCAAAGCAGCAGACCGCGCATATAAGATTTATGGAGAAGGAGTCAAAGCTAACGCAGATGACTTGATTTCGCAGACACCTACTATTCTTGCTGATTTAATCAGAGTAGAAAAAGATCCAGTCCTACTAGCCGAGCGCGTATTAGTTGAGCGTCAACGGGTATTTGATGTTGCAGCGCAAACAAATGATCCAGTTTTCTTTGCTGAGAAACGCGCAGACTTTGACCGCGCATTGATGGGTGCGATTGTGGATTACACAGCTAGCCCAGACTTTGCTAAGAATCCTGTAGATGGATTGCGTAAGATGCAGGCTGGTGACTTTGGTCAACTAGATCGCGTAATGACTCGCGTCAATAAAGACAAGTTAATGAAGATGTACGTAGACCGTACAGGCGAAGTAGCTACTGCATGGGAGCGCACAAGCAAATTAAACGCATCTGTCAATGCAGATAAGATGAATGCTATTCAAGATGAGTTTTACGCTGGAAAAATTAGTGGTCAGCAAGTTCTGAATCAAGCTAAAGCTCTTGGGATTACTTTGCCGGATGAGCAGCGTAAAGCGCTTATTACTGGAGAAGGAGCTGGAGCTAACGCAATGATGTACGGCCAGTTTGAATCATTAGCGGATCGTCAAGTAGTTGGCGAGGCTTACTTTGATAACTTAGCAAACAGTAAAGTCATTACTTGGAAGCAAGCAAACGACCTAAAGAAAGTTGTGCGTAACGATAACCCTGAGATGACTCGCGCCCGTGAGCTCATCCGCAACTCTCTTGGTGTGCCAGATATGATGGCACCCGGCTTTGGTCAGGAAAAGAAAACGGTAGCGGATTTAACTACACAACTGCAAACCCTTCAGCAACAAGCTCGCGCAAACGGTGAACCATTCAATCCTTTTGAGGCTGCCCAAGTATTAGTCAAAAGTGAGGCTGCTCAATTAGTTATTAAAGAAAATCAAAATAAGCAGCAGCGACTTGAAAAAAGATTTACAGATAAAAAGGTAGTATATGACCGCAGCAGGACTTACACCATAGAGGATTTAAAACTCTTAGGCTTTAATGATACAGAGGCCGCCACAGTTAAGAGAATACAAGACGGGAAATAAGATGCTAGAAGAATTGTATATGCGGGACTTAGCCAATGCCATGCGGATGCCGGAGGAAGTTGTGCCTGCTGGTAAGGTAACGGTATCTGGGCCACAGGTTGAGACAGCTCCTGCACAGCCAGATATGGGTGCGGTTGCTGGTACCCCGCAGACAGGCGTAAGAGTTGGCCGCGCTGGTATTAGTCCTGAGCAATCCGCTAAAGCTGGTGGTTTAGACCGCCCATTGGTTGCTTTATTAGATACGCTTGCTGGCGCTTTAAAAGGTGCTACTGCACAGACTCTTGGATTGCCTGGTGATATTCGCTCCATCCTAGATATGATTAGTAAGGAAGGCGCACAAAAATATTTGGGCGAGCCAGTATTGCCTACTACTGAGCGGATGCAAGAAATATTACCAGCGGTAGTGCCACAAGGTGTAGCCAATCAAGCAGACCGCGAGTTTACCGCTAAGATTGCTAGTGATATTGGTACATTCCTACCAGCTCCGGGCGCTCCAGAAGCAGCCATTCAAGGCGTTAAATTGGTAGGCAAAGCAATACAAGCTACTAAGGATCTGCCCGTTGGAATGAGTATTAAAGCAATTGGAGAAATTCCGACTGGTGCGCCAGTTGCAGCCAAGCCCATATCATTTACTGGTATCAGCCCACAAAGTTTACCTATAGCGCAGAAGATTGTTTCAGATGGCATCGCATCAAATATGTCAGCTACTAAAATGATTCAAGCCGTTGAGCAACAGACAGGTACAAAATTAACTGGTAAGCAGCAAAAAGAATTAAAGGAATATGTATCCGCAAACGTACCTAAAGGGCAGATATATTCTGACCAGGCTTTTAAAGATTTAATTGCACAGCCATTCCCATTTGAGCCATCAACACAGCGCTTTGAAAAAGCATTTAATGATGCAATTAACTATGTTAAAACAGCTACACCAGAGGCTATTAAGAATTTAGCCATTCAAGCTAATCAGCGTTTAGCTCCAATCCTTGGTGTTGGCGTTGATGGAAAAACTAAGCGGTTGCTTACAACTAACGGGAAACTACTCAAGACCGAAACAGGTATTGAAGGTGGAGTTCCTATTGAGTTGCCAGATGGCCGCAATATTGAAAGCGCTGGACTGGCTATTTCTCCAGCATTTAAGGTAAATAAATTTAGCACTTGCCCGAACTCTGCAAGCTGCGCTCAGGAATGCCTTGGCAAAACATCCGGCGGTTACTTTGCTTATGGTGGTGGCGCAGACCTAGACGCAATGAAGGGTACCCGCTTACGCAGCTTTAGAATGACCCAAGCTATGTTCCGCGAACCAGAGGCTTTTGCAATCAAGCTCAATGAAGAAATATTCTCATTAAAGAAAGCAGCAGAAAAGAATGGAGCTGCTTTAGCCATTCGTCTTAATGTGCTTTCTGACATTGATCCAAAGGTACATAAGTCAATTATTGAGGCAAACCCAGACGTACTTTTCTACGATTATACGAAGATGAAGTACCGCCCAGTTGCGCCAAACCATCATTACACCTACAGCTCTACAGGACTATCGCAGAAGGCTGGTCAAAACGGTTTGACGGTGGACGTTGATAACCCACACACAAACTGGGCTCAGATGCGCCAATGGCTTGACGACGGCCAAAACGTAGCTATGGCGTTTAGCAGCAAGAAGGGATTGCCAGAGTCTGTGCTTGAT